AGCCCGACAGCGTAAGGCGGCTATTAGTAATAGTTGCTCTTAGGACTGGCATCCCGATGCAATATTGGGATGATTGGGACGATGTAGCAACAGCAGTCGAGCTGATAAAGGAAAGGGATAGCAATGGCTGAAGAAGTAGCAGCATTTGATAGGACTGAACTCCGTCAAGTGTATAAAGCCTTCTCCTTGCTAGGAGATGAAGCCAAAGCCGAGGCTCGCCAGACTTCTAACAATCTTGCCACTTATCTTCAGCAACAAATCGCTGCCAAAGCTTCCACTCGCGTTAAAGGGCAACAAGCCATTAACAGAATCGTAAGCGGATCTAAAGTATCTAAGACCAGCACCACTGGCGAAATTAAGTATGGCTTTGCTGGTCAAAGATTTAGCGGTGGGGCTAATACTCAAATGCTTTGGGCTGGCTTTGAATTTGGTTCAAATAAGTTTAAGCAATTTCCTGCTTACTCTGGCAGACAAGGACGCGGCTCTCGCGGATGGTTTATTTATCCAACTCTACGCCAAGAGCAGAAGAATATTGTGGCACAATGGACCAGAGCATTTAATAAGATTTTAGATAAGTGGGGCATAAGTGGCATCTGATTCCAGAGCATTAACGCTTAAGCTTCTAGCCGATACAGCCGATTTCCAAAAGAAATTACAAAATGGATCTAAAGATATTGATTCTATTGGGGAACGAGCCGCTGAATTTGGCAAGAAAGCAGCTTTAGCCTTCGCCGCTGCTGGCGCAGCAATTGGCGCATTTGCAGTTAGTGCAGTTAAGGCAGCCGCTGAAGATGAGACAGCACAACGCCGATTAGCCGCGACTATAGAGGCAACAACTGGCGCAACCGCTAAACAGATTGAAGGTGTTGAAGAATACATAAAGCAGACTTCTATTGCTATTGGCGTTGCTGACGATGGCTTGCGTCCAGCATTTACCCGCTTAGTTAGATCAACCCAAGATGTTGAAGAAGCTCAGAAACTATTAAATTTAGCACTAGATTTAAGTGCAGCAACGGGTAAGCCATTAGAGACAGTTACTAACGCCCTTGGCAAAGCTTACGATGGCAATACCTCAGCACTTGGCAAATTGGGCTTAGGCATAGATGCAGCCGACCTAAAGTCTCAAGATTTTGATACTACTTTTAATCAATTAACTGCGACCTTTGGTCAATTTGCGGAGAATGAAGCGGAGACAACAACTAAGCAAATGGAGCGCGTCAAGATTGCTCTTGATGAAGCCAAAGAATCTATTGGCGCAGCTTTGCTGCCAGTTGTCCAAGAATTAACTGCTTGGATATTGCAAAACTTTATTCCAGCACTCGAGGCATTTATTTCAGGATTGACTGGAAGCGGTGGCCTTGATGAATCTTTAACTGATACTCAAAAAACAGCAGTTGAATGGGGTAAAAAGGTAAGAGGTTTTATCAATACAGTCATTGATCTCAAGGATGAGCTTTTCTTAGTCGCTGGAGTATTAGCAACAGTATTTGTAGTCAGCAAAATAGCAGCTGGAGTTCAAGCAACTATTCTTTTAATCCAAGGGTTAGTTGCTGCTTATGTTGCTTTAAGAAATAGCGCAGTAGCCGCAGCCATCGCCTCAAGATTTGCATTGAATCCTTTGGCTGGTCTAGCAACTGGTGCAGCGGTAGTTGGTGCAATTATTGCTGCAACGAAGTTATTTGATAATCAAGCCAATGCAGCAGCAAGGACGGGCGGTAATACAGTGTCATCATCCAGCCTTCCAACAGGCTTTACCGCTGGAACGCCAGTTACTAGCAATGCTGGTTCTACTGGTGGGGTTAGTTCTGGTGGTATTAGTAATGGTGGCATTGCTACTGGTGGGGGAACTGTGATTGGGTCATTGCCCGTTTTTCCATCTGGATTAAATCCAACTGGCAGAACGATACCTTCAACCTTTGATGTAGCAGCTGCTAGAAGAGGCGAAGAGCGCGGCAATGTGATTATTAATGTAAATGCCCCATCGGTAATTGATGAAGAAGGCTTTAGCCGAGCAGTTGCTTTGGCTTTGAATAATAGTAATCGTAGAACTGGTGGCGGTGGTTCAAGTCTGATTACGCAGGATGTCCAATGACCGCTTGGAGTCCCGTCTATCGAGTTAAAGTCAATGGCTCTACAGTTACTAGCGCAACCCTTAGCGGACTTACGATTACTTCAGGCCGCGATGATATTTACTCCCAGCCGCTTGCTGGCTATTGCAGTCTAACCTTAATTGAAACTGCCGAGGCATCAGTTTCTTATGAGATTAATAATGCAGTTACTATTGAGGTGCAAGATTCAACTGCCACTTATGTAAATCTTTTTGGCGGTTTCATAACTGATTTAGGTATTACAGTCCAGACCTCTGGCTCAACTGCTACTAGCCAAAGGATTCAGATAACTGCTGTAGGAGCCTTAGCTAGACTTAATCGCGCTGTCTATGTTGGCAACTTCGCGCATCAATTCGATGGGGATCGCATTGAAGAGTTATTAAGCGGAGTTCTTTTCAATCAATGGAATGAAGTCCCAGCAGCTTTAACTTGGGCAACCTATGACGCGACTACTCAATGGCAGGATGCAGAAAATAGCGGATTGGGTGAGATAGATACCCCAGGAGATTATGAGCTTCACTCTGAAAATAACTTGGACGATACAGTTTATAACCTAGCTTCTCGCTTTGCTACTAGCGGCCTTGGTTATTTATATGAGGATTCTCAAGGTCGAATCGGATACGCAGATTCAACTCATAGAGGCCAATACCTAGCAACTAATGGCTATGTCGATTTAGATGGCAATCATTCTATTGGCCCCGGACTTTCAATTATCAAGCGAGCTGGCGATGTTAGAAATTCAATAACTATTAGCTATGGCACTTCAGGCGCAGAAGTTACAGATGAGGATATAGCGTCAATATCTGACTATGGACTTCTTGCCTCTACCATATCTACCACTCTTCGCAATCAAGGCGATGCTGAAGCTCAAGCAGCCTTCTATCTACTTATCCGCGCCTATCCTCAATTTGCCTTAAGGCAGATAACCTTCCCCATAGCCAGCGCTGAAATCGACAATTCAGACCGAGATAACCTTATTAATGTATTTATGGGTCAGCCTCTTAATATCATCAATTTGCCAGCCAATATGGTCGGTGGAGAATTTCAAGGATTTGTCGAAGGATGGACTTGGACAGCCAGTCTTAACCAGCTCAATTTAACCCTAAATGTCTCGCCTATCGCTTTCAGCCTTCAGGCGTTTAGATGGAACTCAGTCCCAGCGACTGAGACTTGGAATACAATAAGCCCGACTTTGGACTGGCTCAACGCTACAATAGTTGCATAGGAGAATAAATGCCAACGACAAGTAATTTCGGCTGGACGACCCCAGCTGATACAGATTTAGTAAAGGATGGCGCAGCTGCCATTCGCACTTTAGGCAATGGGATTGATACTTCATTGCTTGATCTAAAAGGTGGGACAAGTGGTCAAGTTTTATCAAAGAATTCAAACACAGACCTTGATTACACTTGGGTTACTCCAAATGTCGGAGATATAACTGAAGTCCAAGCTGGAACTGGTATTTCAGTAGCTTCAGGAACTGGCCCGATACCAGTAGTAACTAACACAGTTGCCACCGCTATTGATGCCAAGGGTGATTTAATCGTAGGCACAGGCGCAGACACATTCGCCCGCCTAGCAGTCGGCACCAACGGCCACACACTTGTAGCGAAGTCTTCCGAGGCTACTGGTTTAGCTTGGGAGGCGCCTGCTAGTGGTGGTATGACTCAGTTAGCAAGCGGGTCACTTTCAGGCACTACTACAACGATTTCATCTATTAGCGGTAGCTATAATAATCTGCAATTATGGGTTAGAGATTTTATTGGCGGAAATACAAATGGCGGTTTTTATGTGCAATTAAGAGTCAATGGAGATACTGCCAGCAATTATCAAGGTGTAGGCATACAAACAGGCGGAACAGTTTTTACAAATGCAACTACTTCATTCGGTATTAACGGAGATGATATAAATAGAAATCAAGATAGAAACGCCAGTTTTATAGTCAATTTCTTTGATTATGCTAATACTTCATCAAATAAAAATATACAAACAAATTTAGCCGCTTACAAAGATACGGCCTTTTTTACAAGTTTTTATTCTGGACAATACAGACCGACAACAGCAGCCGCAATAGACTCAATAAGTATCATTTGTAGTGATGCTGCTGGTTGGACTCAGGGAACCTATGTTTTATATGGAGTTAAATAATGACAACTGTTAAAATACATAATGCCGAAACTGGCGAAGTAATTGAACGCGAAATGAACGCAGATGAAGTGGCCGTATGGGAAGCAGATAGAGCCCAAGAAGCTCAACGCGAAGCCCAAGCCGAGGCAAAGGCCGCACAAAAGGCAGCCCTGCTAGATCGCCTAGGTATTACTGAGGAAGAGGCTAAACTGCTTCTAGCATAATCTTGAGGGATTGTGCTAAATAATTAATATGCCTA